ATAACTTCAGTTGCATCATTAACTGAAGTTAGAGCGAATGATTTAACGATATTAGAAGAAGTTGAATCTTGAACAACAGAATATATCTTGTTATTGAAACTAAATCTTTGACCCTTCACATATGAAGTGTTTCCAGTCCATTCTGAAACAGGATTGTACCCAGATCCACCATCAATAACTTTAACAGCAACTATCTGTCCTTCATCTGAATCAAGGAAAGAATAATATTGCTCCATTAATTCCAAAAATAGAGGATATTCTTCTCTGATATATTGAGGAATCTGTGATTTAATGAAAAATTTCTTTTTATGAGGAATATGCATGTATTATTCTACTCTCATATTTATGTTAACATCGGTATCTACGATAACAAGAATATTGTTTCTTCTAGATGTTACAGTGTATTCAACTGGTTCTGCAATCACATCTAATGTTTTATCTATATTAACTACTGAAGAAGGTTTCAGATTGGTTATTTTAACTAAACCCGTATTATAATCTATTGTTCCACTATTTGTTTTTAGGATAACTTTATTTCCAGAGTCGATTTTATAGATTCGGATTAACCCAGAAGAATCGTCTTCAATAAAGAATTCATCATTAGTTGCACCTAAAGTCGAATCATTTAATGCTCTGAAACCTGTAGCAGAACGAAATGTTCCTGCTCTCAGAGGATTTTGGAAATCTATCGTGTAGGTGTTAGTAATATCAATATTAACAGGAAAATTCTTTCTTAATTTAATTAGTGTGTAATTTGAGATAATAGAATTTTCTGTTCTATCGATCTCATTTACGAATTTGGAATATGAAAATCTTGTTCCGAATTTAACTAGCTCTTCTGAATTATAAGACATAATCTTATCTAAAATTAGAGACTGTAATTCTGCTGATGTGTAGATAGTTCTTTTTGCGTTATATAGAACAGAAGTGGATATCTGTACGAAAGTGTAATCAGCATCTACTATTTCAGGAATCACAGTTAATATGTTCTTCGTTTCTAAGATATTTGAAAGAATTTCTTGTTTAACTGCATTGGTGATTCTAAACCCTTTTCTTGGTTTAAAGGAAATAAACACTTTACCGTAGATTGGAGGAACATTATCTTGTCCACCCCAAACAGAAATAGATTCCGCTTGAGGATAATCACGCTCTAAAAAGAAACGATAATCTTCAGCAGTAACGGCTCTTCCTTGAGTCGAAAAATTTGTAAGAGCGTTTATTCTTACAGATTCGATAGATTCTTCAGAAGCGCCACCATAACTCGTTTCGATATTATCGAAAATGATATCTGACGCACCGAATGATTCTAAACCTATTGTTCTACCTGCGCCTATCGTATCGGAGAGAGTTAATTTAGATATGCCATTTGCTGCTTCACCTGAAGAAGTTTGGAAAGAAATGATAATAGTTCCGCCTTCAGGTTTCTTTCCAAGAACACCATCACCAAATTGAATTACATAATTTCTATTCGTAGATTCGAATAGATAATAAATCTGCGATTCTTCGTCTAAGATAGTGATGTCAGAGACTAAATTATAAGTCTGAAGATTACCAGAAACACCAGCTTCTTGATTATAGACCTCAATAGATTCCGTATCAATATTGAAATTATTGATGAAGAATCTATTCACAAGATTTCCATCAGCATCTGTTGCATCATATTGAATGGATAATCTGGTTCCTTCTCTTAATTCTACATTATTGAATGTATATCTAGATCCGTCTGAAAGAGCTGTGATAGCACTAGTTGGTTGGAAGATATAAGTGCTTCCGTCAATATCACCAACGAATTTAGTTGTTTTTTCTAGTGTAAGAGAAGTATTGTTGGGATCTGTTGTCGGGATTCTGAATGAGACTTTAGTTTTTGATGACTTTTTAGATCTAGGTGTATATCCAAGATTTCTTGCTATAGAAACTACTGATGATCTTAATTGCGCAGTGTCGATGAAATTCTCATTCAGAGCCATATTAAGATAAACTGCATTATAATGAGTATTATATGCAAGAATATCCATGATGGTGGACAATCCAGATCCTTCGTAATTGTAATCAGTAAATGATGAATTATTCGCAATATATGCCGCAATATTATTACGAATTGTTTCGAAATCTAATTCTGAAACTAAATTTACCGTTTTATTTGACATTATCTGACTCTCTCTAGATTAACTCTAACAGATACTGGGTCTTGGATATTTACTATATAAAACGATATTTCAATATCTAGAGAATGTTGATCTGTCGATTCTTTGACGTTAACATTAATTAATCTTGCTCTTGGTTCGAAATTATTTATTACTGTTTGTATAGCAGTCTCTAAAACAATCGTTGTTTCTACGCTAAAATTTTCGAATAACGAACCGTATACCCCAGAACCGATTTCAGGGTGGAATAATCTCTCAGAAAAATTAGTCATTACTAATGTTTTCACTGATCTCTTGACTGCATCAACATCTGTTAATGTATAGATATCAGAAGTTTTTGGATTTTTTCTTAGAGATAGGTCGATATCTCTATATCTATTTTGTAATGTTGTGGCCATATAGATTATTTATTAAGAGAGAAACGGTAATTTAGGAATAGATGTTAAAGAAGTCGATGCAGTATTTAGGGTATCGATTGTTGAGTTAATTGATTTATAAATCGTATAATATTGAGAATTTCTTGGATCTATGGCCGCAGGAATAGTTGGAATTTTCTTATCACCCTTTCTCTTCTCATCAAACAACTTATTTATTTTCTTGAAATTATTTGCAATATCTTTGACATTATTTACTGTTGCTTCCATGTTATTTGCTATATTGGCAACAGCAGCAGCAGTATTTGCAACATCATTAACTGTATTTAATGCTGAATTGATATTTGTAATAGCTCCAGTCGCATCAACACCAAGAGAATTAATAGTATTAGCCAGAGAAGACATTGTAGATAGCGAACTTGCAATACTAGCAGCGTTACTGTTAATATAGACGTTCATCTGATCAATAGAATCTTGCACTTCTTGTGGTGTATTACTGATAGTTGTTCTTTCTTCGTTTGAGTCGACAACATCAACCCAATAATCAGATGTTCTAGTTAATGATGCCGATTGAGAGGCAATAGTTGCTGTGATAGCATCTATAGAAAATAAGGATTGTTGAAAATTAGAAGTAGTTAGATTTGTTGTTAAAGACTGCAAAGCATTAGTAGTATTCTGAATTTGTGATACTTGTGACACCGAAGCAGACAATGCTGAAGATAATTCGTTAGAAACTAATCCATTTCGTTCTAATAAAGAAATTGATTCGAATGCAGCAGAACTAATAGATCTCCATGAAAGAGGTCTATTGATGAATGGTGCAACTATAGCTGCAATTTCTTGAGCCTGCGCTGCAGCGTCCAGGATTCTCAATAATTTGGCGTTATTAATCGGAAACGTAAATGATGGTAAGTTTGGTATGGGCATATGTTATTCATTGAATGTCAACAGACCTATCGGTTGTGTGATTGGTATTTTTCTACTCACAACTGGTGCTTCTAAATTTATCCATACTGGAGATTCAAGACTAATCATATTAGTGAGTGATTGTAATGTCAAATCACCTCCACCAGCAGTAACTTTTGTTTTCACTTTAGAGCCAACTGCAGTTGAAACATCCGATTGGACAGTTGTATTAATCGAACTATCAATTGTGGTCTGAAAACCAGAAGAAATATTTGATTCTACTAATCCATACAAATAACAATTCGCTAGAGAAAATATATTCATATTCAAGATAGAAGATAATCCCATAGATTGATTAGAAACTAAACTTATACTTCCTAATTCTGTAGTCGTAGTGTAATTTTGACCAACTGTGGTATTCATACTTCCAGCACAGTTAAATGTCATATTTCCACCAGATGATATATTAATATCTTTTGTTGCAGTTAGACTAATATTTTCAGTACAGAATATCGACGTATCTTTCTTTGCATGAATAGTCAATTTATTATTCGCTTCTACGTTTATATCGTTTCCAGAGTATATATTGACTCTTCCTTCTGCAGTTATATTAACTGATCCTCTAACAAAGATATTATCATCATCTAAGATGATTGTATAATTTATTCCATTGATCTTTGTTATTTTATGGGCTTTTCCTTCTTCTTCATACACCTCATAGAATGTTCCGCATGGATGATATTCGTGAATTCTTCTATGATCTTTAGTATCATCCCATTCCTTAATAATTCCACCTTCAGTCTGGAATACTTTATTGAATGGATACTTTGCTTTGTATGGTGGATTTGGTTCTAACCAAGCAGTATCTTGACCTGTGGGTCTAGGACTACCATTTTCGGAAATTTCTTCAAGAGCAACTTTAATTGGATTCCCATTAATATTAGCAAGCGTCTTCTTTCTTACTTGGATTACTGTTTCATCTATTTTTTCGGCTCTTGCTAATCTATTCGTATCAGCTTCGCCAATAAATTCATCTTCAGGATAATGTCCTTTTGGATCTGAGAAACCAATATTAGATCTAGTCTTTTCTTGTGGAATACCACCGATAGTTCCAAATACAACAGGTTCTTGACAACTCTCTCCATCTCTGAAAAATCCAATCACCCATGTTCCTTCAACTGGACCAACAGGAGCCTCTCCTATTCCATTCATTGAAGCAGATGATATTGGCATAATTGGAAAAGCCCAGGGTAGCTCTTCAGTAGGAATTTTCGTCTTATCTTCTGTATGTAGACCAAGTATTCTTACACGCAATCTTCCCAGTTTGAGAGGATCCATTCTATCTTCAACAACACCTTGAAACCAAACAAAGCGATCGTAACCAATAAATCCATTGCTGTCCATCATATCTCCTTACTTAGTGATTCTTTGCAACATTCTATAGTCAT